TGAGATTCTGCGGCACTGGCGCGAGAAGGCGGCAGACCGGTCAACCGTGGTGTTCTGCTCGACCATCCAACACGCGCAACACTTGGCTGGGGCATTCCGCGACGACGGTATCTCCGCCGAGGCCGTCCACTCCGAGATGTCGGACGACGACAACGCCACCATCCTGCGCCGGTTCGACCAAGGCAAAATCAAGGTGCTGCTCAACGTTATGAAGTTGACCGAAGGCTGGGACTGCCAACGTGTGGGGTGCGTTGTTCTGGTGCGCCCGTGTAGCCAGAAGTCGACGATGATCCAGATGATCGGGCGAGGGCTCAGACCGTGCATCGACGCGAAGCGATACCCTGGCGTGATTAAAAGCGATTGCATCGTGCTGGACTTCGGCGCCTCGCTGCTCACGCACGGGGACATCGACGCGGGAGATCGGTTGTTTGTGCGACAGAGTGAGACCGGCGAGGCGCCCATGAAGAAATGCCCCGAGTGCGGCATTCAGGTGCCGGCAGCGGTCGGGAGTTGCCCCGTGTGCGGGTACGTCTTCCCCGTGCGGGTCAACGGCGTTGAGACCATCGAGTCCTTCGAGATGTCGGAGATGCAAATCATCGAGATGTCGCCGTTCCGGTGGGAGTCGATGTACAGCGACGCCGTGCGTATGGCAAACGCGCTGACGGCGTGGGGCGCGGTCATCAAGCTGGGGGAGGTGTACAACGCGATTGGCGGCGTCACCGGTGGAGTAGTCAGCATCATCACCCGCACTAACTCCAAAGAGCTCGCGCTGGCTCAAGCGGACGACTTCTTGAGGCGAAACGGGGACAGAGCGAACTCGCGCAAAACGCGGTCGTGGATTAAGTTGCCACCCACTGACTCGCAACGTCAGCACATGGCGGATGTGCCCATGTTCGGGATGTCGCGCTACCGCGCCAGTTGCGTGCTGACGTGGAAGTTCAACGAGGCACGCATAAAAAAAGCAATTCTTGGCTAAAGGACTATGGAAACCCAACCGAAAGAAATGGTATGTACAGCAAACTATGGCGGGAGGTCATCCTCCCCGAGCTCATCGACAACACGCGCCGTGGATCATCCGGAGCACTACAACCAGCACCCGTCTGGCACCGAGTGCATCCAGGTCGCAGAACACTTCAATTTCAACTTGGGAAACGTCATCAAGTACGTCTGGAGGGCGGGTCTCAAGTACGAAACGCAGCGGGAAGACCTCGAGAAGGCCGCTTGGTATCTTCGACGGGAGATTGTCCGCATCACAACAGCAACCAAAACAAAATGAACAACATAACACAGGAATCCATTGAGCTTCTGGCACTGACGGAGACACTGCTTCAGTCGCACCCAAACCGGCGTGCGTTCGAGGCGACATTCAAACGCATCGAGGCCGAAATCATGCGCCTCAGAAAGGAGAGCAAATGAACCTGCCAAGCTGGTACGATAGCTGGCTCACAAACGACGAGAGCGATGCAGAGAAGCAGTGCAACTGCGGTAACGTCATGGAGTGGAGCGTGCGCTCTGAGATGTGGTTTTGCGTGGACTGCGACACACAAGTGCCAAGAGAAGAGGAGGTGCAGCCGTGATTAACCATAAAATCAACGTGGCAATCGCCGAGGCGTGTCCAGATAAGTTCCGAAACGAAAGTGGTTTGTGGTTTTTCCAGTACGACAAAGACTGCTGGATGCAATGTCACAACAACAGCATTTGCGCCGACCTCAACGCGATGCACGAGGCGGAGAAGGTGCTGACCTTTGATGAGTGGGATATTTATTGCGTACATTTAGGTGACACTCAGCCATCCTGTGCAAAAGCCACCGCACGCCAACGCGCAGAGGCGTTTCTGCGCACGATTGGCAAGTGGGAGGAGGTGCAGCCATGACCAACGAGCAAATCAACCGCGCCATCGCCGAGGCGTGTGGGTGGAAGGAGGGTGTAGAGCGGTATGTGCAGAACCTGCCGCTGATGAAAGCACCGCCAGACTACTGCAACGACTTGAACGCGATGCACGAGGCGGAGAAGACGCTGACTGACGACCAGTTCAAATGGTACACGCACTGGGTTGAGAAGCTAATGCCGGAGACGAAATACCGTTGTTATCTCTGTGCAACAGCCAGCCAACGGGCAGAGGCGTTTGTACGGTCGCTGGGTAAATGGGAGGAGGTGCAGCTGTGAATGAGTTATCCGATTTCCTCGACAAACACGACGCTTGCGATGAGGGCCGAGATTGGGCGTTGGCAACGGGTTGCCAGACCGTGACTGAGCTATGGCTGCGCGATGACCTGAAACCGGATTGGCGCATTTGGCTGGCGTGTAGAGTGCTGCCTAAAAACGTGCTGCGCAAGTTCGTGTGCCGTTGCGTGCGTGAGACTTGGCATTTGCTTGCAGATGAACGCAGTCGCAATGCGGTTGAGGTCGCTGAGCGGCACGCAGACGCGTTGGCGACGGATGATGAGTTGGCCGCATCGAGGGCCGCTGCGAGAGACGCAGCGAGAGCCGTAGCTGGTTACACGGCGATGGACGCAGCTGGTTACGCAGCAAATGCCGCAGCGAGAGCCGTAGCTGGTTACACGGCGATGGACGCAGCTGGTTACGCAGCGAATGCCGCAGCGTGGGCCGTAGCGATGGACGCAGCGATGTACGCAGCGAGGGCCGTAGCATGGGACGCAGCGATGGACGCAGCTAGTGATGCAGCGTGGGTGCGACAGAACGAGATTCTGAGGGAGCTAGTGCCGACGTTAGAGGAGGTGCAGCCGTGACGCTTAAAGAACTTCAGGTTGAGCTGGAGCGAATCGCTAGGTGGTCAATCAATGGCTGTACAAACCATGGGTGCGTTATTTCTCCACCAAAAGGAATGGGCACAAATGCAACGTGCCAATGCACTCCACACGCTTTCTCGGAGCGGCTATTGTGGCTGGCGGCAGAGATTGAACCGACGAACAAGTACGCGAGGTTTGAAAAGGAGGTGGAGCCATGAGCGAGTACTGCACATCCTGCGGTGTTGCGTGGGAGAACCACTTCGGGCTGGCATACACCTGCCGGTCTTTGAGCGAAGCCGCTGAAGAGCGCGACGAGTACAAGGCGCGTTTGCACACCGCGACTGAAACCATCAAGCGCCTCGAATCCGAGATCGCCGAATGGCGGCTGGCCAGCGGCGTTGAGGGCCCTCTATTCTTGAAGCATGAAACTGCTGGCAATCATCTTTGCGGCAATCGCCATAGCTGACACCGTGAAACTCTACCAACAGGAGGATAAAGCCTCTGTAACCGCGTATCTGCTGGTGTTGCTCTTGGCAATCTTCGGCATCTTCTACGCCCTTAAGAACGATCAAGATGAGCATCTTTAAGCCAGAGACCAAAAAGGTCATCGGAAACGAGCCAGCACAAGCCGCTATCGCAGCCGTCATCGACGGCGCGATTTTGGCGCGTCAGGCCAACCAAGAGAAGCGGGACTATCTGGGGGCTTCGCGCTGGGGGGAGGCGTGCGAGCGCCGGCTCCGGTACGAGTACGAACACGCCCCCGAGGACGAAGGCGCAGGCTTCCCACCGGAAGTGCTGCGCATCTTCGACATGGGGCACGACGGCGAAGACCGCATGGCGAAGTACATCCGCGCTGCGGGCTTCGACCTGCTCACTGAGAAGAGCGACGGCAAACAGTTTGGCTTCCGCGCTGCTGACGGGCGCCTTGGTGGACACATCGACGGCATCATCGCCGGCGGCCCCATCATCACCGGTGTTGAGTACCCGCTTCTGTGGGAGAACAAGGCGCTCAACGACAAAAGCTGGAACGACACCAAGAACAAGGGCGTGAAGGCGTCAAAGCCGGTGTACTACGCCCAGATGCAAATCTACTGCGCGTACCTCGACATACCCTCGGGCGGGATGTTCACGGCGCTAAACCGCGATACCGGTGAAGTGCTCGTTGAGCTTGTCCCGTACGATGCCTTGGCCGCTCAAGAAGCGTCAGACCGCGCAGTGCGCGTTATTGACGCTCAGTCACCCAAGGAACTCCCGCGCCTCGGGAACGACCGCACCGACTTTCGGTGCAAGTTCTGCTCGTTCAAGTCCACTTGCTGGGAGGATGTTCCCGTGCAGGTAAGCCCCAAAGCAACCAAGCCGT